GTCCAAAAATTGCTAAACAAAAATATTGTTAACTGATAAATCATTTCTGGGAAATCCATTGTGGTAATCCTCCTTGTCTTTGGTTTAACAATTGAGTTATGTTATTTTCGTTATCTGGTTGTTTTACTTCTTTAGCTTTAAGTAAATTATCAAGTTTAATACCTTCTATTTGGGCTTGTTTTTCTTCTACCCCAAGTTTAGCAATTACCATTTGTAACTGTTGCATAATTTGGGCTAATTGTTCCTGCATAGGATTAGTTTGTTTCTGTTGTTCCCAAATGGATATAATTTTATCTGCATCAGGAGTTCCAGCCATCTGGATAATTAAAGGTAATATCGCATCGGCTTTTTCTCTATTTACTGCAAGGACGGCATTAAATATATCACTCATCTTTTTATACTTTGATTCTTGTGCAGAGGCGGAGAATGGTTCATCTGTAATTTCTATATCATATTCATAAGCAGATATATCATTGATAACTCTTTCAACTATTTGCCCGTTATTATTCTCGAACACACGTTTATTTAATGTTACCTCCTGCATTCTATACGGATTATCCTTATCAACCTCTTGGGTTATTCTGATTACTGTTTGTGTTTTAACAAAATGGCGAATAAACCCTAAAGCCATTTCGCTTAATGCTTTAAGAGACCTATCTCTATTTTCTAAAACAAGAGTAAAAGACTTTGCTTGCCTTTCTTCCTTTGCAATAAAATGCCTTCCACTTGTAACTCCAGGTGATTTAACTCCTCTTAATTCGTCATCAGCATTAGTAATTACCTTAATTAGCTGTTGGGTTTCGATAGGCATTCTAATTAACTCAGGTGATATATTAAATGCTTCTTCTTGTTTAATCAATCCGAAATAACCTGAGCGAACCCTCTTAAATGGTGCTAACTTATTACTTGTCCAATCTTCTTCAAGTCCACTTATTGCATTTTCATCCCCGATATATCCCCTATTAGAATACCTTGCAAGTAACTCTAAGATTAAACTTCTTGCTTTATTGAAATCTCTTTGTGGGTCTTTGACGTCATCAATAATTGATTGTGCCTTATATGAACTTGGATGGTTATTAAAACAAAACATCGGTATATAATTATAGTATTTACTCTGGAAAGGATAAGGTTGTTCATTAACCTTTAGATTTAATGCTGGGACAACAGTTGTAATAAACCTTATAGATACCAAATGGACATCTGCATCGCCTTGTAAAGAATAATTTTCTTTAATAATATTTATAATCTCAGGGTTAAAATTATTTCCAATAAATGGTTTATTTTCAACGGCTTGATACTGGTTATTATAAGCTGTTGTTATATCAATCAATTGATTTCTAATTATATCTCTTACAACTAATCTTCTTTCCAAACGTTTCTCGTGCATTTCAAGAATATCGAATTTACCTGTTGATGTATCAAACCATTGTATAAATTTATTATTACCATAACTTAGTGCTGTTTCATAGACGGCTTCAAATAATTGTTTTAATTTACGAGAAACCCACTTACCTTTATCTCTATCATCCTGGAAGAATGGTTTAGCTTCTTTTTGTATGGCTTCAAATAGTTCACTATCTTTTAATGCGAATGTATTTATAATTTCTTCTAAAGAAAGTTGATATTTTCTAAACAAGTAAGAAGTATCTTGCCATAGTGGGTCGTTATAATTATCTTCCCAAGCCATTTCTCGTGGGTCAACGGCTGTTATGCTAAGTCTTCCTGTTTCATCTTCGCTATCATCATATACCCAATTTATATGATAAACTCCGAGCATAGAAGTTATTGCGTCAAGGAATACTCTTTTATGTGCTTCCTCGAAGTTACCTTTCCTTAAATAATACCGAAGGACTTCGGTAACTATATTTGCAAGGTTTGTATCGTCTCCTGTAATCGGGGTAGCTTTAGGGATTTTTCTATTATCTTTTTCTACCCCATATATGATATTCAAAAGAGTTCTTATCAAATTATAACTAAATGCGGGTCTGCCTTCTTCTTCAAGTGCTTTGCGGATTTTAGGTTCCCATTGCAACTCCCCTATGGTAAAGTTAAAATTCTCCGTCATTCTTTTATAAAGAGGCTCTAAATTAGGAAAAATATTATTATAAATCCTCATTATTTCATAAATTGTATCTTCATCATAGATATTCCAAGTTCTTATATTAGTTTTCATATTAAACTCCCATAAAATTTACAGTTTTTATTGGATATTTATTTTCTGCATTCTCGTATAATCTTTGTAGCCATAAAGGAGTATTATCTTCAATTTTAGCCTTTGGGGTATAAAGTTCCATAAGTGCATACTTAAAGCTATCGTATGCGTGGTCTCTTTTGGGAATTTGGCTCCTATCAAAATCACTATTAGTCCTATCCGTCGGGTCATAAATAGCTTCGTTAAAAAATCTTATAAGTTCTCTGCATTCATTTAGTATAAATAATTTTGCTTGTCTTTGTGTTGGAACATTACATTCTTTACATATTTCGGTATATCTATATTTATTACACTTGGGACAAATATTTCTTATCTTAAGATAATCTTTTACAGCTTCATTACAAACTACTCTATAATTTTTATCTTTATCAACTGACCTTTTACTTACTGGTCTAAATCGTGGTGCTTTATTTTTCCCCATTATTTGGATTGTTACCTCTCTGAATATTGAAATAGGTGTTTTATCGAGTCCTATATTGCTTATTTGTGATATTTCCATATCTGTATCATATATTATTTCAAGCCCGTAAATTTTTCTTTCAAGCAAATATTCAGATATAGCAATAGCTCTATCGGTTGGGTTAGTCAGGTTATTTAAATAACACTCTCCAGCTACTGTTATTGTCCCGTCGAAATCTCTTTGAAGGATATGCAAGCAGGTAACATTCCCGTAGTCAAGTCCGCCAAGAGTTCTTTTCTTGTTTGTAAATTCATATTTATCTATAACGTGGTAAGATTCCTGGAAGTCCTCAAAGAATGCACCTTCAAATATATCCCAATTACCGTAAAGATATTTCTGCTGTTCGTTATAAGGTAATTGTCTAAGTCGTTCTATTATTTCAGGGTCTCTATTTATTAGTATCTGGTTATCAAATACTGTTGCTGGGATGAAGCATACTCTTTTGGGGTCATATTTGGGATACATAGATTTATCGGCTGTTTTTCTTACAAAGTATGCTTTTACTTCTGCGTGTGCTTTATTTCCTGGATTTGTTGCACAAGCCCAAAAGGGTGTAAAGTTTTCTATTGTAGCTTGTAATCTCATTCTTAGCATATAGCTTAGGTAAAATGGTATTGTCGTTAATTCATCTATCATTATAAAATCATAATTCGCTGATAAGTATTGGCTAAAATCATCTACCGTTGAACCGTAGCCAAATTCTAATATCGAACCGTTTGCATAATTAAATGTATGTTTTTGTGCATTATATTTCCCTACTCCTACTGGCAAGTCTCCTACTAATTCTCTTAGATGTGTCCTTTCAAGTTCCGGAAAACTTGACCTAATCAGCAAGCCTTTTACCCCTGGATGCTCAAGACAATTCCTATGTGCTTCCCATCTTAAAGCATAACTCTTACCACCTTTCGCACTACCACCGTATAAAAAATCCCTGTACCCTAATTTATCCCGATATTTTATCGCATTGTGGAATACCTTCTGCTTCTCCTGTGGCTCGTATATGAACTTCCCATTTACTCTTATCCCCTTAAACATTTATTCCTCTATCCCCTCTACTTCCTCCCGACTTATTTCCTTACCCTCATAGACTATCTCTATTATTATCTTTTTCCCCCCATCCCCACCTGCCTTGCTCTCCCGTTTCTTGCTCTTCAAAAATTCCGCAAAGGCTTTCGTTGCCTGCATCCTTACCTTCGCATCTGTGTGCGTTAATAACTCAAGTATGTTCTTCTCTATTATCGGCTCCGCCTTCTCCCAATTCGCCCCCTCACCACCAGATAACTCACGCCTTATCTCTTTCCTTATGCTCGCTAACGTGTGCTTCCTACCCTTGTTCTTTAAACCCCCTCTCCTCCCTATCTCCGCATAATAACCCCTGTCCTTCCTCTTCCGCCTCCGACCCATCGAATCAAAATAATATTCACCCTCTACCCCATCATCCTTCCCCACTTCACCACCATCACCACTATATCCTTCTATACCTCCTATATCCTCTACACCTTCTACACCCCCCCTATCTCTGTCTCCCATCTTTTACCTCTTTTTTCTTGCAAAAATAATAACCCCAACTATTTTTTACAATCTCTTTTTATTTTGTTTTATTTTTTA